CTTGACGTATGCTCCTGCATATTTGGAGTCCTTATCAGAACGTTCTTTGGGAGGAATAACAATGTTCCTCTTCTTTAAGTAGTTATAGATGATCGTATCCCACATACGGACTTGTGAAAACACATCTTCATAATTTACCTTAGCGTCGTATGCCATGGTCAAGGCAAGTTCAATTAGTTTCATCTTGTCTTCCATACGGTCAACAAGTTCCACGTCAATGATGTTGTATTCTACGAACTTCTGCCAACCCTTGGTATAGAAATCCTTAAAGGTATCAAATTCACTGTGATCCAGCTTCTTCTGCCCAAGTTCTACACTGGCGATGTAGTCAAGACGATACGATTCCTGCGCTTTGTAAGTGAACTTTTTATAAAGATCAAGATAATCTAACTGAGAGATTCCTCCAATATCATATGAAATCTGCTTTCTACCAGCAATAAAAATTTCATGCTCGGTAACCAAACCCCATGGCGAAAGTCGTTTCATTAACTTTTCACCAAGTATTCTTTCCATACGGCGAACAAGGTATGGAATATCATACAACTTACTGTTCCACCCAGTAAGAACTTCTGGCGTGTTAGATTCCACCATCCACCAGTTAATGAAGTCGTTCAGGAGTTCATACTCTGTCCGAAAACCCTTGTAAATAACGTTTTCTTGTTTGTTATTGAAAGATCCTCTACCCCAGGTTCTAATTTGCTTAGTATTGTAATCCTGGATAGTAATCAAAAGAACTTCTTCTGCAGCAGACTCTACATCAGGGAATCCATTTTCAGATGCAACCTCAATGTCAATGGTTGCTAGTTTGACTTTCGTTATGTCAAACTTAATTTCTTCTTCAGAATAGTTATCGGAAATATATTGGTAGATGAATCTTTCATTACCATAGATTTTAAACCCCTGAACTCCATCATACTTCTTGATGAATTCCCGACAATCGCGAACAGAACCAGGTTGAATTGCCTCAACATAATCACCCTCTAGGGTTTTGTATTTTGTTTGCTTGGTACTATTGACAAATAGTGTGGGATAAAACTTCTCGCGAGTCATGAAGTGTTGGCCATCTTCATAACCCCTAACGAGGAAGTTATCACCCACCATTTGGACGTTGGTATAGAATCGCATTTGTTACCTGGTTATGACGAATTTCTTGCTCAAATTTTCTTTTCCCCATAGAAGCAGTGTTTACCTTTTTATCAGTATACTGCTCATATGCAATCATAAACATTGTAAAGTAATGCCAATGATTCTTGGGAATATATTGTGGAGACAAGCACACAAATATTTGATCAAACTTATAATCGTAAAATTGATATTCTTGCCGATCGAAGACATTATATTTGTCTCCCAGCAAAGAAGCATTAAATTCGTTACGATTTAAGTTTCCACTGTTTGGATTACAAATCCATGTAAAAGAACTCAACTTTTCTTTGACATGCAACCAAGCACCCCAGTTTCCCTCATGCACTCTATCATGAAATTGAATGGTTTTCAACTCCCTTTCGAGATTGTCATCATACTCCTCAAAGTCAGATGCCATCACATCATCATGATGATCGATGTTAATTACATGAATATCTTCATGATCTTGGAGTTGGAAAAGAATTTCATCATGTTCGTATCCAAAACAAACATTAGCATCTGGAGATTGCTCAAGTGCCCGCAAAAAAGTTTGATAACAAAACAGAAGACCTGCCTGATCGATGTATAGATGAGATTCACGAAAATCAGTATTCTCATATAAAAAATCCCACCTTGTGATTGGATTCTCATCCCACTGTAATCTTTGGTAGGTTTCTATGCATGGACCGATTATATAATCAAGATCAATACTTAATACTTTCATAGTAGTGATTGAAATATTTCATCAGTTACATTTTCATGTATTTTTTCTACAAAATACTTTTTGTTTAAAGATTCTAGATTAACTTGTTTTTTGGAAAAAACTTCATATGCAAGAATAAACATTGTGAAGTAATGCCAGTGATTTTTAGGGAGATATTGGGGAGAACAACAAACAAAAACGTGATCAAATTTTTTATCAAAAATATAAAAATCATCGCGTGTGGTAGCACGATATTTTTTTCCCATTAAATTTTTAGTAATGTAATCAGATCTATCTTTGTTTCTACTCGTCGTGTTTCCAATCCAGGTAAAAGATTTTAGTTTACCGTTTGCATGTAACCAAGCACCCCAGTTTCCTTCATTTGGAACACATCCATTAGAGAGGTCCTTGTACTCTGATTCCAAAATCTCATCATCACTTAGACTTTGGTTATAAGAATGATATCCATGAAACATATCATCATGATGATCTATATTGATTATTTCTAAATTTTTTTCATTTGCAATGACTTTTAGTATTGAATCATGCTCATAACCAAAAGAGACTGATGAGCAATTCTTTATTGCTTCTAAAAATAAATCATAACAATAAATTAAATTTCCCTGATCAATATAAAAGTGAGATTCTTTAAATGCAGTATTGTCAAATAGATTTTTCCACCTAGCAATAGGATCTGCCTGATACCCAACTTCGTTGTAAAGTTCGATAACAGGACTCATAATATAATCTAAGTCAATACTGAGTACCCTCATCCAAGAACCTCTTTATATTGTTCCAAAATTGTTGATGACGGATCAACAAGAGTAAGGATACTGTCAGAACTAATCATCAGAGATTTTTGATCCGTGTATGTTGGCCAACGATTAAGTTGCCCATTTTCATTGATCTGAAATGGATTAATTAGTTGGCAATCTGGTTCCCCAACTTCCGCACCAACTTCATTAATTTCGGTGATAATCTCAGTACCAATTTTTAAAATCAAATACTTAATCATTGAGATACTCCTCATACATTTTTACAAGACGATCTGCAGGTTCCATAAAAGTGACAATCCAATCGAGTGGAATAACAAACTCATCATTCTTTGCCAAAACGCACCAGGATGAGAGAGACACCTGAATTGATGATTTTTCGGTATTTGTTTCTTCGGTAAGAAAAGTTGGAGATGCCATAGAAACTTTTCTAGGTTTGATTAAAAGATATCCATGAACTTTCTCAGGTTCTCCAGATACAAGTTCTTTAACTTCAGATATCAAATATTCACCAGATCTAAGTAAAGTTAGTTTTGTAGTCATGTTTGTAGATTTTCCTCAATCCATTATAGCAATAAAAAAGAGGGGCGTCAACTGGATTTTGCCAGTTGCCCCTCGTGGCATAGCGACGACGATATTCAGTTTTATTTATTCGATTTTCAGGAAGTATTATGAAATGACAGGCGACAGGATCGCCCAACTAAAAAGAGAAGATACAGTTCCTAGTAAAAGAGTGGCGGTGGTAAAGTTCATAATCCGTCCTCCAAGTTACGTAATTATATATCAATTATGTATCATAGTGATACAAAAGTCTGTCGCAACCGCTACTGATTTCTACTCAATTGTATTGGTTTAAAGATAATCTTTACGTTGATGATGCTCTGGAACAATCTTACCGAGAGTAATACTCAGTAACCCATCCTCAAATACAACTGATCTAACTTCCGTTTCATCTGAGAGTGTCCAAGATCTGGTGAAAGATCTCTGAGCCACTCCTCTATGGACGTATTCTGTTCCAGTTTCTTTGTCCTCTTTTTGTCCTTCGACAAAGAGTTTACCGTCTTGAGTGTAGACATTGACTTCTGCCTTTTTGAATCCTGCTAGTGCTAGTTCTAGTCTCGATTCTACGTTGCTGACCGTGACTAGATTATATGGTGGATAATTCTTCGTTGTTTCGTGTAGGTTAAACAACCTATCGAAGTACTCATCCATTCCGATACTATTCTTATTTATGCGATCAATAAGCGTAGGAAGATCCGCAGCAGTATACCTTGTGAGGTTAGTCATTATTGTAGCTCCTTTAAAAGCGAGTTTGTGTTGTGTGGACCCTTACGGCATCCACTACTATTTAACCACAAAACGAAAAAAGCAGATACGGAGAAAACCGTACCTGCTTATAGGGTGTTCCGACTTTTGTAGAGTGCCGCACGAAAGGCACACAATTATTTATTCGGTTTACCGATGTTTTCTTCCATAAAAGCAATTATGGGTGGAGCAAAAAGTAATATATCCTTGATTTCTTCGGATGATTTATCACGATTTAAATATAGTTCTAAAAGTGATTTCATTGCATCTTTAAACTGGGGGTACTCTTCAGAAAAAAAGTAATAACAATAATAAAGATCCCTAGTCCAAAGTTTCTTTTTTTTACAAACAGTGTTTAAAGCACATCTAAAAAAATTTTCTATAAATGCAGGTCCCCTAAGGTGCCACTCATAACCACCAACAATGTCAATAACACTAGCAGCCATCATAGTCGCATTTAATCGATCAAAAAGATACTTGCAATCTTCCTTCTCTGTGCCATCTAAACATTCATTAGTTATCAAATCAAAATCAAGACGATGTAGAGATAAATCTTCTCCCCAAATACACTTAATAGGAAATCTTTCTAGATAATCTTTTAAAAAGAACTCAACAGATTCGATAACAGTATCAACGACAATATCAATATCAAATCTCTCTTTAAGGAGATTACTAAAATGATCATTAAAATATGGAAGAAGTTCTTCTGATCCAGAATCTGGACCAAGAACTAAAAAATTAATATCAGAGTATATTGTATTAGTTCCATTTAAAAAAGATCCACGAAGATATGCCGAATGTATATCTTCTTTGGAAACAGTATTGCTCTGAACAAATTCTCTGATTTCTTCAACGAACAAACTACATATGCTCTGCAGTTGATCCGACAACTCTATCTTGTCGTAGTCATTGACAAGAAAGTTATCGGAGTCTACCTCCCAGTAGACACCGATTTCTTGTATTTCCAAAATAATTACTCTGCAGTTTCTTCAGTCTTTTTCTTTTTGGATCCAATATTATACTTGGTTTCTAAAATCCAATCTTGCTTATCTTTATACGCAAGAACTTTAATTTGATTTAGAGGTGCAATATCCTGAATAGTTTCTGGATTGACAATGGTTACAAGTCCCCAGTCGGCAATCAGTTGTGCAATTCGATTACGACGCTGAACATCGTTAACAGTCAGATTTGCGTGCTTGCCATCAAGGGCAAACAACTCCTTAAAGTGTACCAAATAATATCTACCTTGCTTATGTAGAATATGGCAAGATTGATAAATCTTTTTTTCTTTTCTTGATGCAACCCCAATACGGGTTAGTGTTTCTCTTACTTTTAGAAAGTCATCTGGTTCATTGAGAGTTACCTCAACCATCTGACTCGGTGTCCATTTCACTTCAGGTTCTTGAACTACACTCATTTTGTTCCTCCAGTCTCAAGTTTTAATTTAATGAAATTAAGTTGTTCTTTATTTAGAATTTTCAAAGTCTGCTTTGCTTTTTCATTACTATATCCATAATAACGTTTGACGTAGTCAAGATCTTTGATTTTATCTTGTCGGAGCCAGGGAGAGAATCTCTTCTTTTTCCTCAGACTATTTAGATAAAAATCATATTGCAGTTTTTTAGGGAGGAAATGATACTTGTTCATCTCATTCGCAAACATAATCGCATCAAGATGTCCCGAAAAACAACGATTGACAATATAGGGAGGATATTCCTTCTCAAGAGAAGGATCTTCATCAATCAGATTCTTTTTCGTCTGATTGATTGAGTTTAACCAGTCCTTCAATTCCATAATTAAAAAGTAGTAGTTCTTTGCGTTTCTTTTGCTCTCGCATATATTCACCTACCGAACGCATTGTGTAGGTAAGGTCAAACTCAGCGGCGTTCCACGATTTGAAACGGTCTTTAACCAACTGGTCGGAGTTATAACTGATGAGGCAATCCATACTGCAGGA